ACATTGCTAGTACCTGTTACTGAAATAGAAATTTCTACAGTACCATCCGATGTATATGAAAAATCAAAACTTGTAATTAAACCAGAAAATTGAAAAACATTCATTCTAGAAATATTCTTTTTCAATTCATCCAATCGATTAGCCCAATTTGGATATAATTTTCTTAATATATCATCTTTTGGTAAAGCAGCTTCTGGTTCTAATAATCCAGCTGTTTGCGAATATGATGCAATTGCCGAAGTTGGATGTTCAATATCAATTGTCATATAGCGGCCAGGTCGCAACCAAGTTTCCTCGATATCATCTAAATCTCGTTCTGGATTTGGAACTACTATATTAATTGAGGCTCGATTCAATAAGCCCATACTATGATCGCCGATTTCAACATCTACTAAAGTTAAATACGGACCTATACGATATGATTTGTCTTGTAAAATTTGTTGTTTGGTATATGCATAACCAGCTATAGCGGCACTATTGTTCTGTACATCTTTTTCTGTATAGAAATCAATATATGATGCAGTATAAGATGTTTCTCGTAAATAACCTTCCGGCCCAGATGGTAAATAACGACCTTCTCGTACAGTCGAACCACCTAAAACACCAAATTTTTTGCATATTGTTGATGGCAATGATTTAGATTTATCAGGTTCTGGTTCATATGCTGTTATTTTAGCATTGGCTATCTTACTCAGCATAAAATCTAGATCCGAATTTGTTTTGCGGTATTTTCCTGCAGTACCGCGGGCATTTAATTCAACACGTAAGTTTTCGTTAACATTTGTATAAAATATATTACTCATTATCTAGAATTATTTGTGTTATTTATGTTGTTTATATATTGTTGTATAGTGTCTGGATTTGGAATTCTCATTCTTGTGTCTGATGGTACAATCAGTGTTCCTTTACCTAATGCATTTTCAGTTGCAAGTATCCACCAGAATGATGCATCACCATAAAATGTATATGCTAACTTGTCCAAACGTTCTATGCTTGTAGTTTTAATATATACATCGCCATCTTGATTTGGGGTAGACTGTATGATAATTGATGATAATTTTCGTTTCTCGTTGTTATCTTTTACAACTGTTGCTGTTATATATCTCATAATTATCCTTGTTGAATTAATTTGTCGTTAGTGGCGTAGTTGTTTCCGTAGTTTTATCTTGTATATTGTTAACATTGCCTACTTGTCGCTCTTCTTTATTTTTATCTTTTTTAGGTTTTGCATCAACATTATCTTTAAAATCACTTAACCAATTATCATCACCTCGTATTGGTTCGGCATCCGAAGAAAATTTCTTAGCCAATGTAAAGAATCTACCGGTTTTTTGTGGTATATAATCTGTAATAAGATTAAATCCACATTGTACTTCTATACATAATGGTACTTGCATCATGGTTGGATCATCTTCAATATTGATTTCCCATGGAGATTCCATATCATATGTATATGATAATGAACTAAGCACCGCAGGTTGTTGTACAAATAAATCACCTAAAGTAATTCGCATCCAAGGTCCTTGCATTGCAATACTATCAATATAATTAGGCGCCGTATAGCCGGCTAGTGCATTAAGTTTTCGCCAAATTGGTTGTACTTCATCACGTGATGTTGCATAAACTTTAAAATTTAAACTTAAATCGCGTGAATAATTTTGATATATATAATTTGGATCAGCTCGTCCTATCATGTTAACGGGCGTCCAACTTGGATTAAATGTATCTGATAATGATGTTATATGTGCTCGAAATACAATTATATCATCTTCCGTTGCTGCAGCTGCACCGTTATGTAATTTTGGACCTGTAAAATAAAATTTAATAAAGTCAGATGTGCTAGCCCCAACGCCAGGAATATTTGCACCAATTGATGGATCTAAAGGTTTCCATTTATAAGCTTGAGATAATTTTCTTGTACTAAAATCAATTACGTTTATTTTATCACCAGTAAATGGAGTTACCATTTCTACCGGATTTACTGTTGGTATCCATTTGTTCGCATCCCACGTTTTTGCAACATGAGATCGCAAAGTGAAATCTGCACGAATTGCAAACTTAGTATCATGGTCTCCCGTGCCATATAAGGTTTCTCTATTGAAAATACTATATGCGCCTGCAGGCGAAACGGTAGCTCCGGCATAAATACCAGCTCGTATACTACCTCTTAGTAATGCACTAGCACCATTAACGTTTCTATCTAATAAAGATCCTATTTGTCCTGCTGCTTCGCCCGGCGTATTAAATGAGTTTTTAATATCTATTGCAATACTTGAACGAAAATCTGGATATTTTACTGGTGCTAAGAGTGCTTTATTACTTAAACCATTAAATGGCAATGTTTCGTATGTTGCAGAAAGCGTGTCATCGGTATTTGCTGTAATGGCACTAGCTATTTGCGTAAGTATAGGTATTCCTGTGATGCTGGAAACGACTCCAGCACCTAATGCTTTTAATCTAACTAAACCTTGAGATATTGTAGCATTAGTATTAGATGGGGCATTTGGTGTCCAATTTGCATATTCTTTGTTTTGTTCTGGTGTTTGATCTATCTTCGATGATTGATTCCATTGTGTTGTGTCAGTATTTTGTAATAAATTTATGTTTGAAATTGGATTAGTAGGTATGCTTGATATTACTCCGGGACTAAATGGTGTTTCAAATTGACCCACATAAGCACCATTGGATACTAATGTAGGATTTAGATTAAGTGTCGGTTTTGACAAAAGAAAAGAAAAATTGGTCTGAAATTGCAATGTTTCTGATGTAGGATTTGTATAAATAACATCGGGCAGTATGTTGAAAGGTTGTGAAAATTGTGATTCATTACCCGTTGTTGGATTTGGCATCTTATTCTCCTAGTATCCGTATAGTGGCTGATTACCGGCTGCTGAGCCAAATAATCCGTCTCGTTTTAACTGTTGCGTTTGTGAATTTATTGCGTTAACGATTGCAGCTGCAAATGCCATCATATTGTTATTGCTATTGGATGTTGCAGCAGATGAATCAATGTTTGTTCCAATTGCTATACCATCATTTTTTTGAAATCCAACAGTTCCAGCTGGCAATGAAATTACGCCTCCTAAGCCAGGTGGGATAATGGCATCATAAACGACCTCTGGATCGCTAGTGTTATTAACATCCGTCGGTGCTTTTCCTAGATTTCCGATGTTGGCACTAGTTACGTCTGTATATGCATCTGTAAATATTTTAGCTTTTTTTACAATTGCAATTTGATTTCCTATGCCTTCTAACGTAGCCTTGTTCATACCAATCAGGCTCTGATTAACTTTTGCATTATCGTTTAGATTTTGCGTTAACAACTGCGTAATTATCTGTGCTTGTTGAAGCTGTAATATCTCCGTTGCACGCACATCTTTTGCAATTGCATTTTGTTCATCTAGTAATTCTTCACTACTTCTAATATCAGTACTTAATTTCATTAAAGTATCATATTGAGCATTACTAAGTTTTCCGGAGTCAACCATTGCGGAAGCAGCAGTAGCTAATTTATCTCCTTGCAACGTAAATAATACTTCTGCACCGGTGCCTTCTAGTAATTTTTTCTTTTGCATTGCTCGAGATAATGAAGCTTCATCCATTTGCAATAAACTAGCCATTTGTTTTCGAGCAAATAAATTGTTTTGTAATACATCTCCTTCTTGTTCTAGAATTTTATACATGGCATCGGCTTGAGCTGACATATCACCGCGCAGTGTAGCTTCTCGTATTGTATTAGTTAAACTTTTTCCAGATACTTGATCAACTAATCTTCGTCCAGATAAAAGTTGATATTCTAATTCTTGTCCGATACTAGATTCAATGTTTAATAAATTTTCACCGGTTTGTTTCATCTCTGATAATGTTAAACCTAAACTTTTTGCTTTTACCGCGGCAAGTTCTAATCGACCTGGCATTCGACCAAATTGCATTTGAATTTCTTCGCCTCTTTCAGCAATTTCTTCATAAATTTCTTTAGTGGAAATCGTTAACCCAGTTTGGTCGGTTATTGCTTTTGTTAACAGTTCAGTATTGTACAATTGTACGGTTGTATCCTTGCCTGTTTGTGCAGCCCATCCTTGAATTTGTGCAGCTTGATCTTCTGTAAGTTTTAAATTTCTAGTAAGAATTTTTTGTGATGCAATTAACCCTACATAATACTCATTATTAGCTAAACTCGCCTCACCCCTATATTCTACTTCTTTTGCAAAAGCAACAACGTTTTTCTTGATTGCTTCACCCATTGCAATTGTAGTTTTATGAGTAAGCCCGTTAAGCTGTCCAATTTGCGCAAATTGTTGAGACATTTCTGCAGCTTGTTTTACGGAGACGCCGAATGTTTTTGTAATGCTTTTATTGGTATTTTCTAATGTTAATGTGTTCTCGATATACGATCGTTGTTTGGAGAGAATACCATCATATATTGCATTTTGTTGATTAAGGCCGAAAACTATTTTTTCTCCCTCAGAAGCACCACTAGTCATGTTTTTAGCGGCTTCCATTGCACCTTTGCCTAGTCTATTTATTGCATCAACGGTTTCGTCGGCGTTATTCATGATGCTTTCAATTTGGCTACCAATGTTCCTTAGTATATCTATAATATTCGCCATAGCATTCTTTTATAATAAATATACAATGTAATTATTTTGATCTGGTTGACATTGGATTAGGTGCCGTAGGTAGAGTTTTGCGAGAGCCGGCGTGGTTTTTCTTGCTAGATTCATGTTGTTCAATGCGACTCTTTATGATAGTAGTAACTTGTTTTTCCCAAAATCTTCTGATATGTACTGGCATATTGTATATAGTATCCCAGTCCCAACGACCTTCGCCATGCCATACCATGTTGAATAAGTTTTCGTGCATCACGATGCGATGCTGTGGACTAAAACCAAAAAAAGTCTGTGCTAATTGGAAATTTAGCTGTGAAGGTGCCTCCATTTTCACCTTCAAATTCATAATCAAAATCTAAACCAGGCATATTTTCTTTGTAAAATGTACGAAAGCGTTTTGCATCTGCAGATAAGAATTCATAACGTATAAAATATTCAATATCCTCTGGTGATCTACTTTCATCTACTTGTGTGATCACAGCTTTCAATGTTTCAGATACTGTTTGAGACTCAGTTGATTCTACTAGATAAGAAAATTTAATGATGCGATCTGTTTCTGCATATGTAAATTCTCCATTTGCATCTGCTATTAAATCGAATGATTTAAATTTGATTTTAGTTAAATCTACAATACGATCTAATACTTGGTTAGTTTTTGGATTTGTTACTTTAACTGGATAATCTGATCCATATGCTAATATTCTTGCACTAATAAGTAAGCCTTCTTTGTCTGCAGCTGCAATTTCATTAACATCAATATCCGTTACGATGATTGATTGTAATAACTTATCAAATACAACGCCTTCTTTAATATAAGAAATATTAGTTAAAATATCTTCATCATATGCAGTCATATATCGCATTTCAATTTTTCCAGAATGTAATGCATGATGTTCCGGATAAATTTTTCCAGCGCTAGGTAAATCTACAATAATAGATGGCAATTTGCTTCTTTGTTGAGATTCATAACGTTGTTTGGTTAAATTAACAATGTCTTGATTGTTTAATCTTGTAGTAACTTTACTCATAGTTTCCTTGTAACTTTATTATAAATATGTACGAACATAAAAAATGGGGGCAAATACCCCCATAAAATAATGTTTTTTTAGAAATTTAAGAATGCCCAATCATATCGAACTGTTAATTCTAGTTCTTGAACTGCATCACTACCCCAATCATATGTTCCAAATGCTGCATCTGTAAGGAAAGCTCCTTTCAAAATCCATTCTTCTACAACTTCTCCTAGTGGGGACAATTGATGTAATCGTATTTCTTTTTTATAAAAATTTGAATATCCATCTCGGCCTGTTGCAGATTCATGATGAAGACGAATCCATTCCATTACTGCTTGTGCACCTGATGGAACAATTGCATCATAAAGTGTCATGGTAATAGTACTCCATTCAGACTTTCCTTTAACATAACGTTTAATGTTAATCATATCTAATGGAACTTCACCGTTAGTTATTGTTGGTTTGCCTGATGCTTTTACTAGATACGATGGAATTCCGTTGACTTCAAGTATGAACTGGTGCTGCTTTTTCGGTTCCCATGAAAACGCGGTATCGAACATCTCATTTTCAGATGCATATGATAAATTTTGATTTATTTGATCAAATAATGCCATGTTATTAATCCTTTAATTTTAATATAAATATCATGAACATGAAAAAAGGCAGACCGAAGCCTACCTTTTTCAAAAATTTAATTTTTTCTAGATACTATTCCGGGAAACTTGCCCCTGTCGGTTGAATATTGAAATCTAAAATAATAAATTCTGCTGTTCTTGTTGGTTGCAAAAATAATTGTCCGTAAAGAATGTTTTGATCAATTACATCCGGTGTATTATTGGTTTGATCCATAACAACTCGGAATGCATATAATCCTTGTTGAGCTTTAACTTGTTCTAAGTATGGATTAACAATACTCAAGAAACGGTTTCTTGTACTGGCCGTATTTTGTTCAAATACTAAGAATCTAGTTGAAGATGCAATAAATTTCTTAACTGCAATAAGCAAACGACGAACATTTACTCGATCTAATGCACTTGGACGAGCTTGTAGTGTCTTTTGCCCCCAAATAACTATTCCATCATTTACAAAGTTTGCAATAGGATTTACGCGAGCTTCATACAATGTATCTCTATCACTTTGCAACAAACGTTTATATGTATCAGTTACTGATGTTAAACCACCACGATTCAAACCAGCTGGTGCATACCATGGTTGAGATACTGCATCATTAAATGCTAATGCACCTGGAACTACTACTGATGGTGGTACCCATAATGGAACATTTTTGCTAGGATTAACAATTCTTACCCATGGCCAATATGTTGCTGTATAATTATTGTCGTATGTTGTTACTTGTTGAACTACAGTATCAATTGAATCAGTTAATGCATTAGAATCCATTACATAGAATGTATCTTGACGATCTTGAACTAATTCTTGGGCTGCATCGGTTACTGCCGAATGCAAACTTGCTACAATACCCGGTGTTATCAACATGTTCATATCATAATAATCTGTATTACCTAATAATGCAAATGCTTTATTATATGCTTTTGTACCCGTAGCCGTTGTTGAATTACAATCAAATCCAAATGTATTTTCTGCTGCAATGTTGACGCCGCTATATTTTGGTAAGTTTGGACGAGCACCATCAAATCCGCCTTGGAATGGAACAATAAATTTACGTGTTGCAATTGCAACGTTATCAGTAAATGTTCCGCCTGTTAATGCAGACTCTAATGATCCTGAATATGCTGTCGTAAAAGTTGGAAATGCTGCTAATGCAGACTGATTAACATCTCCTAAATAAAAATCTGTATTACTTCCCGTTACAGACCCAGAAGTTGGTACTGGCGCTAAGTAATTCAAGTTATTTGTATTATCGAAGTTGAATCCAAAATAATTTCTAGGGCTATACGAAGTTTGAACTTGTGATGTTCTATATGCAACTGCCGCTAAATTCAAAGACCCAGACGCCATTGGTATTGGACAATTTGCTGCACGGAAACCAAATGGTACCAATGTTTTATTATTAGTTTTATTAGATACGCCTAAATCAACTTCAACTCTAATAT